AACTTTTAGAGAAACTTCAGATTCAATCCAATTAGACAGCGATGATAGAGGAAGTAAGAAACCTTCAGACACAGTGCCTTTAAGTTTAATTGATTTCACACGTCCATTATCTTCAAACATTCCCTTTTCTTCAGAATTTGCATTCTTCAATCCATCCCTATACAAATTTAGATATGATAAAAGAAGTGGATTAATTGTACATCCTGATGGAAAATATACAAATTTTCCTGGTTCGTAATCAATTCCAACAATTATATTATAACCATCTACGAGACACATCTTAAGTCGAGTAACTTCTGGATTAGGATGTGCAATAAAGTTTGTAATTTCTACAATTTTTGCTAAATAATTTACATTAGCATTTTTACTTTTTGTGAATTTCATAAAATTGATTTTAAGGTACCTAGGAGACGCGATCTCTTTACGGATGAACATCTCCTAGGAAAATAAATTTGAATTGATTTTAGGCTATATTAATAGTCATTTCTAATGAATTTAAAAATCACTTGAGCATCAATTTTTTGTCCAAACTTTTCTACACATTCGTTTTGATATTGTGGAAAATTCATTTTTGAACGTGAAATTGGATGTAACGATGTCAAATAATCAATAACCTCTTGTTCTGATGGAGGTATAGGGATAAAAGGTTCAAGAATTTCAGCTTCAATAAATTCTTGATTATAAAGATCTTCTTTTACATCTTTATAAACTTCCATATTATCTTTTCTTGATTTATAAAGTTTTTTCAGTAGATCAACTTCATCAAGTTTAGAATTTTTTGACATTTGATATTCAAAATCTGATTTTAGATTTCTGTATCCTGTTAGTAGCAACGTATTTTTTGCTGAACCGAGCAACATTTGATTTTTAATCTGCTCGTTTACATAATTAATAAAATTACTCATTGATGTTAAGTGCTTTACATAGTTCTTCAAAAGTAATATCTGTTTGTTCAAAAATATAATCTTCTATAATTTCACGATTCTCTGCACCAAAAAGTGCATCAAATAACTTAAAAATTACGTAATTATATTTATTATAAAAGTTTTCATTTTTACTGTTATACAAACAAATTCCAAATGTAGAATCTAGTCTGATGATTTCTTCCTCAGCTGCTCTATATTTATCAATTATTTTCTTAAGTTTTGCTTTATTCATATTATATATCTTTTATTACCTATCTTTTTCTAAGACTAAACATTTTCAGACAGGAAGGTTAGGAACTGGATTTTCTGTATTTGTCATGCCGAAATGTTTGACTGTGGCCATTTTCCCAATCATTTCGTTAATGTTGTTTCGGTATTCTTGTTTGTCTTCTCTGGTTCCAATTGGTTTGGCTTTAAATTCATACCCTTCTTTAGTTTTCATAAGAAAACACATATCTTCTTCACGAAGACCTTCTACCAATCCAACAATTTCGTATTCGTTATCAACAAACTTTTTAATTTTTTGCATTCTACGATCTCGACCACCTGATTTATAAGGCATATCTGCATCACGAATTACAGCACCTTCGTATCCTTCAGATACAAACTTATCGTGATACGCATCAATTTCTTCAAGTTTTACACAACAATGTTCTACAATTTGTAACTTAGAATCGTACGGCGCTTTAGATCAAATGTCTGTTAAAATCTCAAGTCTGTTAATAAAATTCTTTGTTTCATCGACAATATCATAACAATTAAAAGATAATTCTTTGTGTCTTGGATCAAGTGTTTCTAACCTACACAATCCACTTACTACATTTAATGTTCAACCGTGTCTATAAATTTCCCCATCTAATTTAAGATCTGGATTAATTTCAAATAGCTTATTTATAAACGGATCCAATCGTATAAATGTTGCTGCAACATCATAATTTTGGCCACCTCTACTAGATGTTCTAACCTCTCCATCTTTATAATAAAGAATACAACGAACTCCGTCTAGTTTTCTACTGATATACCAAGTTTTGTTTTTATTCTTAATATCATCTGGGTCAAAAACTTTACAAAGCATTGGTTTTATAACACCTGCTTGATCAACAACTTGTTTTGGAAAAGTTTTTTCTACATCAAAATCATCAATACTTGTATATCCAAAATCAGAAATACTTTTATAGCCTTTATCCTTATATTTCTTTATATGAGAATTGAATTCAAGTTGTGCTTGTTCTTCAGTAGTTCTCTTAACTTTTCCTTTTTTAATTTCAATTATTGGTTGTTTTGTTAATTTGCCTCGATATTGTCCTGTTTCTCTTTCTATTACGAATGCTTTAAGGATATCATTTCATGTACAAGATATGTTTACTTGTCTGATTTTTCCTTTACTATCACGAGATATTAAAATATCTTTCATTATTTATTAGTACTTCCAAATCCACCAGAACCTCTATTAGTCATAGAAAGTTCATCTTTTGAAATTACAGTTTGCCAATCAATTTTTTCTACTTTATTGAGTACTAGTTGAGCAATACGATCGCCAACTCGAATTTCAAAATCACTAGAACTATGATTTATTAATATTACACCTACATTACCACGATAATCAGGATCTACACATCCTGGACTATTAAGTACTGTAATACCATGTTTAATCGCCAAACCACTTCTTGGTCGAACCATTAGTTCATAACCTTCTGGTATCTCAACAAAAAGACCTGTTTTTACAAGAACTCTTTCTCCAGGTTTAATTGTTACATTTTCATTTGCTTTTACGTCAAGTCCTGCTGCACCACTAGTTTCATATTGTGGTAAAGAATTTGGAGATTCATTATATACTTTTACGTTCATTAATTTATTATTTTAGGATTAGCTTCTATTACTAAAGCATCTTCAATTTTTAAATCTAATTTTCCAAGAGGACAAATTCCTAACTGTTCTTTCTTTTCTAAAAGAATATCTATAGCAGATTTTACATCTTCAGCTACAATTGGAATTGTAAATAATCCTTCAACTGGAATATGAAATTTAAACTCTTTCATTTAAATAAACTTTGTTAAATGGAATTCCTCTAAAAAACGTTTCTGGACTTAATTCTTCAGTGGGTAATTCAGATCGATAGGTTACATATTCTGATTTGTAATTAAACAAATCTAGAATATGCGCAATTTCAAATATATGTTCTACTTTTTGAATATCTTCTAGTTCAATAAATCTAACAACAGTTGGATTGTAATGTAATATTAGATCGTGCACATACTTAAATGTTAGATCATTCGTGAATTTAATTTCTAGAATCATTTTTCCAAAATTTATATGTTATATCTTTCCAACCAATTAATCTATTTATACTACTGGATAAACCAGTGTTAAGATACATTCTTTGGTTAGTAGTTTTTTGATTTAACGGTCCATATTCTGGAATATACGGTCCGAGTTTAATATAATCAAATCATCTATTATCGACATTTGCAGATGGGCTTTCCATATCAAAATTGTCTCCACTATACCATGCAACTTTCAAATCAGTGTCTTCTTTTATGAGTTTTGCAAATCTTGATAATTCATTAGGTTCTTTACTTCCACCCATAAAACAAACACAGGATATACCTGTGTTTTGTTTTATAAGGTTAGTGAGTTCTATATATGTTAAAGGAGTTCCGTTATCTTCTCTTAACCAAGGAGAATGACATCCAACACAATTATGTGGGCAATTAGTTAGATTTATGCAGAGGGAAATTTCATCAGGTACTTCTGCAAAAGTGATTTCATAATTACTATATTTTAACATATAGATTACAACAACATTTATCATTAAGACGGTATCCGGAACAAGGACATTTTAATTCCTCAGATGTATTTGCACAAGGACAATCCCCTTCACATCTATTGATTCCTTTAATGATACCATTTACAACTTTTTCGTTAGGATTAAGTTGCCAACCTTCTTTAATGTTACTTCTTACATACTCTAAATCAACCATTTATACCTCCTTACTGTAAGTTCTCATTCCTGCTTCAATTTTTCTATCTTCAGCAAACGCACTAATTGGACGCATATAACCAATGATTCGAGTATATTGAGTTACGTCTTCACTATTACACTTAGGACAAATTGTAAATGGTTGTTTAACAATATGTCCACATTTGTTACATTTTGTGTTCGGAATGTTAAATGTAAAGTAATTAGTGCCTTCTTTAATTGCAAAATCAATAAGTTTTAAATATTGTTCTTTTGAAAGATGGTCTTGGAGATTAATATGGGCGGCACTTCCCGTATTACTCTCATGTTTCCATGAGTACTGACTATATCTTAACGAGTTAACTCGCAAAACCCATTTCGAATTACGTACCAATAGTAATTCTACTCTCCCGATTCGGAGATAGTCGATACAGGATTATAATCATTAATGTCTATCTGCAAATCTTTTAAAAATCATTGTTTTTTAGTTTTACTATATTTAGGTAGATGTAAATATGTACGATCTATCAAACTTCTAAAACCTTGTTTAGTTTTATTTTTTGATCCATATTTTTCATAAGTTTCTTGTAATGAATGAGTTACATAATATTTTCTTATCTCCAATACTTCTTCATCTGAATATAATGCGTTTACATTACTTTCTCCAGAATTTTTCTTACCCATTAAAATTATGTGATTGTTTTTATTTTCCTCTGTATATACTTCCATCATTATGCCTTTTCAAGTTTGTCCTTCCCAAATTTTTTCAAAAGCAGAATATGAAATTTTGTTAGAATACAATTTTCAACAATCAGAAACTCCGATTTTACAATCATTATAATAAGTTCTTATTTCAACAACATCTTCTACAGTTAATTTTGTTCTTGGGTTTCCATCATATTGACTACGTTCTCCTCCTCAAGTTAAATTATAACCATGTTGTGAAACATGTGAATTATATAATTTTATATAAAATCTTTCTCTTTCTCCTAAAATAGTAATATCTGTAATATTGTCTTCGATTACCTCAAAACTAAAATTTTCTAATCCATATTTTCTAAACGCTTGATATAATGGATTTTTTAATTTAAGACAATTGATACAATTTTTGTGGGTATTTCAGCGATTTTCTATATTATTAGTTATACCCACGTAACATTTTTGATTTTTTAAATTAGTTATTTTGTATACTCACATATCTTTATAATTTTTACAAATTTAATAAAAATATGGAGGATTTGCAACACATTTTTTGATTATTTTCCCACGGTATTCCCATGCATTTCTGTTTAGGGTTCACCGTTAGCCTCAAATGAGACCCCGTTGGTTAACGGAAAAGGTTTAACAGGCAGATTAAACTACCATCGGTAAACTGATAAGTTTGTCTTCCATGAAGAATGAATTTATCTAATACAGATGTATTATCATGAGCATTATAAAAATATGAATTATAAAGTGTTCTTCCTTCTGGAACCACATATCCATCTTCTTTATCTCATCTATAATTTTTTCCACCTAATCCTTCTGCTGGAACAACTTCGCTATTAAACAAAAATGGACGTTTCTTATCTTTGATTGCGTGAACTTTATTTTGCTCTTTAATTGTTCCAAGAATTAGTTGAAGAAATTTAATATATTCTGAGTTATTTGATACTTCTAAACCAAGGAATTCAGCAGCTTCATTTAAACCATTAATACCAATAGTTGAATAAAGTTTACTTATTCGAATGTATCCTCCATTAGAAGCTGCAAACATGCCTTTATCTTCAAGATCATAAAGCATTGTTTTATAAGCAATGTGATATTTATATACTCTCCTTAAAATTGTTTTAAGATATCCTTCAAATCCAATGCTTTCGTTTGTATTATAAAATACACTCAACTTGTCATTTTGTTCACGAGGTCCATCCTGTGTTTTAAACCAATCCTGAACAATTCTATTAACATTAAGAGTAATCACATTACAACTACCAGTCATTACACCTGT